GATGCTTGTAATTGCTGCACAGGGCGGATTAAAAACCAGATTGGATGCACAACAAAACACTGTACCCAATAATATTGCTGGCGCAGTTTCTGCTATAAGCGAGATAAATAGAATGGATGGTAATCATTATCAATACAAGTCTGATGAAGAAAGCAAAGGTGTGGCACAACCATTAACTATAAACTTTGAAGTTTCTGATCCAGTAAAAGAAGTAAAGGTGATAAATGCCAAGGCTTAGCGCACCGCAAAACATATACCTTAATAAATTAAACACTAAATTTAGGGCTTATGTAGGTGGTTTCGGTAGTGGGAAAACATTTGTTGGCTGCTTGGATATACTTAACTTTTTTGGTAGCCACCCAGGTACGAGGCAGGGATATTTTGGCCCGTCTTACCCTGCAATCAGAGATATATTCTTTCCTACTTTTGAAGAGGCTGCTGAGTTATTAGGTTTTACTGTAATAATTAGAGAAGCAAACAAAGAGGTTCATGTATACCGTAACGGTTTTTATTATGGAACTGTGATTTGTAGGTCAATGGATAATCCTGCATCAATCATAGGCTTTAAAATATCAAGGGCATTAGTTGATGAAATAGACACGCTAAAAAAAGAAAAAGCGAACTCTGCATGGAATAAGATAATAGCAAGGTTACGATTAAAAATAACAGGCGTAGAAAATGGCATAGGGGTGACAACCACACCTGAAGGGTTTTTATTTGTTTATGAGAAGTTTAAAAAAAACCCTACAGACTCTTACTCTATGGTTCAGGCATCAACTTATGAAAACGAGCTGTATCTACCAGATGATTACATAAGTAGCTTAAGGGAGTCTTATCCTGCACAGTTGATTGAGGCTTATATCAACGGTGAATTTGTAAACCTTACGACAGGCACCGTTTATACTTGTTATGATAGAAGCTTAAACTCCACTGACAGAGAAATAAAAGATAGCGATCATTTGCATATAGGAATGGATTTCAACGTCGGAAAAATGTCAGCAATTGTTCATGTTAAAGATGGTCGTGAAACATCGGCAGTTGATGAATTTATGGGCTTGCTAGATACGCCTGAAATGATTGGCGCTATAAAAGCAAGATACCCCAATCACAGAATAACAATATACCCTGATAGCTCAGGTAAAAACCGTAAGAGTGCTAACGCATCAGAAACAGACGTAAGCCAATTAAGGGAGGCTTTTAGAGTTGTTGTAACTGGTCGAAATCCATTTGTTAAAGATAGAATAGCAAGCGTCCAAGCTATGTTATGCAATGCTAACAACGAGAGAAAGTATTTTATCAATGAAAATAAATGTCCTGAGACTGCCGAATCATTAGAGCAGCAAGTTTACAATAAACAGGGCGAACCAGATAAGTCTCATGATAACGATCACCCTAACGATGCATTAGGTTATTTTATTCATTCACAATACCCGATTATCAGAACTAATACACACGTACAGCAGATGATAGTATAATGCTGTATAATGGAATTATTAAAGTCGGTTAAGCCGATATAAACTAAAATTAAGGCTTACCATGTCAACAGATGTTTCAGAACAAAGAGCGGAATACACAGAGCTTTTACCGTATCAATTAGCTAATCGAGCAGCGGTACTTGGTCAGCGAGCAATAAGAGCTGGAGGCACTACCTACTTAATGCCTTTGGCTTCAATGCTTTGCTCGACAACTTACGATGCAGATAGTCGGGCGATAATTAGTTATTCAACTACCCTGACCAACGAAGGTAAAGCAAAATACAATAAGTATTTACATAACGCCTACTTTTATGGTGCATCAGGCCGAACGGTGACCGGCTTGTCTGGTCTTATATTTGCTAAACCTCCTACGTCAATACTACCTAATCAAATTGATTACTTTAACCAAAATGTTGACGGTAAAGGTAAGTCATTAAATGAATTTGCCAGCGAGTTAGTTAATGACGCTTTTCAATCTGTCTGGTCTGGTGTTTTAGTAGCAAGACCCACAACGCCATTAGGCTCAAGCAATCTAGATGTTGAGAGAGCAAACTTGCGCCCTAAGTTGTTACATTACAAATTCGAGTCGATCATCAATTGGGATTACACGACGATAAACAACAAAGAAGAATTATCCCTATTGGTTCTTGTTGAGTCAGTAACAAAGCGTGATGGATTTAAGGTTGAAAGTGAAAAGCAATATCGAGTATTAGAGCTAATTAATGGAATTTATCATCAATCATTATATAACGAAGATAAAAATATAATTGAAGCACCGGCGCCTGTTTTAATTAACGGCAATCAAGCAACTACAATTCCATTTTACTGGTTGCAAGCTGGCGAAGGTACAAAGGCTGTTATTGATGACTTGGTTGATTGTAATTTTCAGCATTATAATATTTACGCTGATTACGGCTCTAAACTGCATTACTCATCGTTTATTATTTACTATGAGACTGGTGTTAATGGCGATAGTCAGAATATGGTTGTTGGCAATGGCATAAAATGGAACGGCGGCACAGAGTCAACGTTTGGAGTTTTGCAGCCTGACGGCAACGCAGATTCGCACAGAATAGCACTTCAAGACACTGAGCAAAGAATGGCTGCACTAGGTGCTGAGATGTTAAAACCCCGTGTATCTGGTGCTGAATCAGGAGAAGCAAAGGCACTAGACCAAGTAGCTCAAAACTCAACTACTGCAAGTGTAGCGAATACAGTTAGTGAAGTATTAGTAAGAGCCTGTAATTTTGCTAGCGTATGGATGGGTGGTCCAGAAGATACCGAATACAGCTTAAACACTGATTATAATCCTACTGGTATGAATCCCCAGCTATTGACGGCATTGATGACAGCAGTACAATCTGAGCAATCAATAAGCGGCAAGACTTTATATGAGTTAATGCAAAAAGGAGAGGTAGCAAACAGTGAAAGAACATACGAAGACGAACAAGCATTAATAGCATCTCAGATAACGAGCATTGATTAATGGCTGACCCAATTCAGCAAGCTTCAAGACATGCAGTCTATACAAGTAGGTTTGCCGGCTACCTGGCGAACCTATTTAATCCTTACTCTGACAAGTTAAAGCGTGAGTTACGTTTAATCTTAATTGATGCGCCTGACACTACACAAAGCATACGCAGAATTAACCAGATAATCAGAGAGTTCAGAAGTATCTCTCTCTCGATTTATGGTGATTACACTGATAATGATATATTTGCACAGCTTGAAGAATTCGCAGCTAGCGAAGGTGATTTCACTATAAGTAGCTTGGAATCTATCGTTAAACCTGATGTTAGTCTTTCGCCTCCTGCGCCATCTCAACTATGGGCGGCAGCAACTACCACTCCATTAAAGGTACCCGGTCAGGGCGGTGTGAACATTCTTGCTTCTTATATAAAAGATATGGAAGCCATTCAGATAGCAAAAATAAGCGAGCAAATTCGTTTCGGATTTATGACGGGTCGCACATCACAGCAGATAGCGAGTGATATCGCTGGCAAAGGTGGGTATTTAGATAAGCAGAATAAGCGTGCTATTAAATCAATGGTTAGAACGTCAACCAATCATGTAAGTAATATTGCACGACAAAGCACTTATGAAGAGAATGACGATATCGTAAAGGGCTATGAAATAGTTGCTACATTGGACGGTAGAACGTCAAGCACATGCAAAGGTTATGATGGCCTGATTGTATTGAATAGCGCTAAAGAAAAGCCTATGCCGCCGTTTCATCCTAATTGCAGAACAACGACAGCTCCATTTTTAGAACCTAAATTTACAATAGACGATGATGTTGGCACAAGGGCAAGCTCTGGCGTAACTGGCGGCAAGCAAGTAAATGCAGACTTAAATTATTATGAGTGGCTTAAAATTCAAGGTATGCAGGGTCCTAAAGGTCGGGCATTTGTTGCCGATACATTAGGTAAAGAACGTGCTGATTTATTCTTAAATGGTGGGTTGAGTATTAGTAAGTTTAAGCAGCTAACAATGGATGAGTTATTCAGACCCTTGCCACTGTCAGAGCTTAAAAAGAAAACTAGCTTACAGCTTGCTTTTGATGCTATTGACGGTTAACGACTCATTCCACCAATAATTATATCAATAGGCCATGTTACGGCGTGAACAATATGACCTGCAAATCCTGATTTCTTGCTTTTGAATATAAATTCATCCGCTATATTGGCCCAGCAAAACCCGATAAGGAAATATATTGATATTATTAATAGTTCAATCATGATTCTTTCTCCTCGCTAATCGACTTAATCATCAACCAGCCAAAACCAAAGCATAATATTGAACATATAAAATAC